TGGTTTTCGCTGGATTTCTTTGCGCAATCAGACTATAAGTGTAATTACTTTGGTATTGGTAGTGAACGATGGAAAATGGTGGTATGGAAGTAAATCGGTTTAGGCAATTTGCTCAAGACGTACAGCTTATCTTCTGGGACTTACCTCTTTGGATTATTGAAGACCTTGTATGGAAATATAAAGTTAGATACAAAAGACACGATTGGGAAAATTATGAATAACACTGGTTATATAAAGATTAATAGTGATAACTGGGAAGATGTCGGTAAGATATATAAAGTCCATGAATACTTCAGACCTAAATCTGAATCAACAGCTGTGCATCTTGTACTTGAATTCAATAACGAAACAATAAAGAAGGTCGTTCCATATCATTGGATCGAATGGATAGAAGACGGGGATTGGTAATTGTCAGTTTTTAATACAGAAATACAAAAGAGTCATCTCGAGCGCAATTGCTTCTTTGATGAAGCAGTTGACATCGCTCGTTATGATAAGGTCAAATATCCTCAGTTTGAAAAGCTGACTGAAAAGCAGCTATCGTTTTTTTGGCGCCCAGAAGAGTTTGAACTCTCAAAGGACGCGAAAGATTTTTCCTGAGTTGGAAACCTGGATCCAGACTTGGGCGTTTTTCGAGACGATTCATTCCCGTTCCTACACTCATATCATTCGTAACGTCTATTCTGATCCTTCCAGAGTCTTTGATGAAATGCTGGACCTCCCGGAAATCCTAGATTGTGCTGATAGCATTAGTAAGTACTATGATGAACTAATCAAATGGAATAACCTTGCATTTGACCCAGGCGAGTTCTATAATGAATATGAGCATAAAAAGGCTCTTTGGCTCTGTCTCAATGCAGTGAATGCACTTGAAGGAGTTAGATTTTATGTCTCGTTCGCTTGTTCGTGGAACTTCGCAGAGCTCAAGAAGATGGAAGGCAACGCAAAGATCATCAAAGCAATTGCTCGCGATGAGAACGTTCACCTTGCCTCGACTCAGCAGCTCATCAAGATTCTACCAAAAGAAGATCCTGACTTTGCAAAGATCGCTGAGGAGACACGGGACGAATGTATCCGAATGTTTTATGACGTGGTTGATCAAGAAAAAGCCTGGGCAAAGTATCTCTTCAAAGACGGGTCAATGATCGGTCTAAATGAGCAACTACTATGCGATTATGTAGATCATATCGCTGCAAAGCGTATGGGTGCGGTTGGCTTGAATGGTAAGCCTGGCTCGAACCCACTACCATGGACACAAAAGTGGATTGCTGGATCTGATGTACAGGTCGCACCACAGGAAACCGAAATCACCTCTTATATTGTTGGATCTGTTAAGCAGGATGTGACAAACGAAACGTTTAAAGGATTCTCTCTATGAAATGGATCGAGTGCCAAAGTTGTGCTACTGAGTTTAGAGTCGTATCAGACTCAACTCAACCTATTGAGTTTTGCCCCTATTGCGGCGACCCAATAGAAGCTGAAGAAGACGATGAAGATTACTACGAATATGATGAATGATAAATATATCCTCTAAGGGGTATATTATGACTTGGTTATATGAAGGTAAAGAAGTCCACGAGCTACCGGTAGGTTGTGAGGCATTTGTTTATTTAATTACTAATAATACAAATGCTATGAAGTACGTCGGTAAGAAGCTGGCAAAATTTAAAATAACAAAGCCGCCTCTAAAGGGCAAAAAGAACAAAAGAAGATCTACTAAAGAAAGTGATTGGCAAGAATACTGGGGGTCAAGCGACCGGCTTAAAGCTGATGTTGAACTACTAGGTGCTGAAAACTTTACGAGGGAGATCTTATACTTTTGTCCAAGTAGAGGTATTGCTAGTTATCTAGAGGCAAGAGAGCAATTCGAACGCCGCGTTCTATGATAAAGGGACCTTATGAGTTGTCTAAGATACTGGAACACAAGCATCTAATTGTTCGTGCGGAATTGAACAATCCACCTAAGTGTACGGCTGCAATCGATTTATGGATGAAAAGACTTGTCGAACAAATCGACATGAAAATTCTGATGGGACCATATTCTGTATATTCAGCAATGGTTGGCAATCAAGGATTAACAGCTGTCACTATTATTGAAACATCACATATTGCAATGCATGTATGGGACGAGGTAGATCCCGCACTAATGCAGCTTGATGTGTATACTTGCTCGACGTTAAATATAGAAGATGTATTTAAAGCACTTGAGCAATTCGAACCAGTTAAAGTTGAGTATAAGTACATTGACAGAGAATACGGCTTGACTCTTTTAGATAAAGGGTCTATAGTATAATATGCGAAAGAGGTATTAATTATGGGTAAAAAGAGAACGCGTTCAACCACAGTATCAAAGGGCGAACGTCGTAATATTGTAGCAGGTGTTAAAGAAGTGCGTATGGGGCGCTCTGAAGCACAGAAAGCTATTAATAAACTAGAAGCATGGCGCTCCGGTAAGAATCCATGGATTACAGTTCCTGGTCCTTCCTCTAAGGAAGCATTTGTCCGTGTGCGTGCTAACAATTTGTATGGCGATCCACGCTATGCAAGAGCAAACATTTACGGGTGAAAATTGGTGGATTTGAACAACTTAGAGAATACCTCGACAACAAGCCTGAATATCTCGCGGGCTGAGCTTACTAAAGCTCTCAGCGAACAGAACGCTGAAATTACATTTACGAAAAAAGATGGAACTGATCGTCTCATGAAGTGTACGCTTCGTGCAGATGTTGCTGTGCCCTATGAAAAGAAAACAGAACGTACACGTGAAGGTATACCAAATATCCTTCCTGTATGGGATCTGGAAGCAGATGGCTGGCGTTCTGTCAATATTGAAACAATCAAGGAAGTAAAATATTATGGCGTTAGCTAAGGACTCGTTATCTACCAAAGCTATGGGTGGTACTGAGATTATGAAGTATGGTCTGGCAGATAGAATGCCAGCTGCCCTTCTAGAAAATTTTCAGATCTTCACGTCACGGGTAGAAGAAGCTCTTGATGAGACTAAGATTCGTATTCTTTGGCTCCATGATCTTCCAGGTGACCCTGCTTCAGAGCATCTCAAGGATGGTGGCTGGGAGAAGTTTCATCGTCTAGTATTCGTTTCGAACTGGCAGATGCAAGCTTATATCCAGGCGTATAATATTCCCTGGTCAAAGTGTATGGTACTGCAGAATGCTATTGTACCTATTGACGAGCATGAGAAGCCTGCTGATAAGATTCGTCTTGCATACTGGGCTACACCTCATCGTGGTCTTAATATCCTTGTTCCGGTATTCCAGAAGCTTTGTGAGAAGTATGACAACATCGAGCTGGACGTTTACTCATCGTTCAAGCTCTATGGATGGGAAGATCAAGATAAGCAGTTCCAGCCACTCTTTGATGCATGTGAAGCTGATCCTAAGATTAACTATCACGGCACTGTATCAAACGAAGAGCTGCGTGAGCGTCTCAAAGAGACTCATATCTTCGCTTACCCATCAACATGGCCTGAAACATCTTGCATTTGCTTGATGGAAGCTATGTCTGCTGGATTGCTCTGCGTACATCCTAACTTTGCAGCTCTGTATGAAACAAGTGCAAACTGGACTAACATGTATCAGTGGAATGAAGATCCTAATACTCATGCTTCGCACTTCTACGCTGCTCTAGATGCATCTATTGAATCATTCTTTAATGAAGGTGTACAGTCACGTCTGATGTCGCAGAAGTCTTACGCTAATGTATTCTATAACTGGCAGCTTCGTTCGTTCCAATGGGAACAGTTCTTAGTCTCGCTTCTTGATGAACCGCGTGAGCTGCCAAAGGCAAACGCTGGTTTCTTTCAATACAAGCCATGATCTATATCATAGACATCGATAATACCATTTGCCTTACACGTAGAGATGCTCAGGGCAAATGGGATTATCCCAACTCAGTACCCTATCAAGAACGCATCGATAAAGTCAATGAGCTGTATGATGGTGGTAATACTATCATCTATTGGACCGCGCGTGGGTCGGGTTCAGGTCTAGACTGGACAGAGCTTACTAAACAACAACTTGATTCATGGGGATGTAAATATCATGAAGTCAAACTCGGAAAGCCGTCATACGACGTCTG